ACGCCAAGTACGGCGCAGCAATTGCCTTCGTAGCCGTCGCCCTGATTGGGGTGGGCTACTACTTACTCGACAAGGTACAGCAATGAGTTTCAGGAAGCCGCCGGAGGGCGCAAGCCGGTCAGAGAGGGAGGCCCATGTCAAGGCTCTTGCTGCGGTTTCTATTAGCCTGCTTGCTCTACTCCTTGCTGTTACAAATTACTTTGCCGGAAGGAACTCATCTGCGGTTCTTAACGGAACCATAGAGTCAAACAACCTGTGGGCGTGGTATCAGGCCAAGAACGTTCGGGCGACCATCTACGAGGTCACCAACAACGAGCAGAAGGCCGTCAAGCAACGCGCCGACATGGACGAGATCATGGAAAAGGCCCGCGCTGCTGAAGCCAAGCGGGATGCTGCCAAGGCCAAGTCTTCCTACTACTCCTATTCCGGCATGGCGCTGCAACTGGCCATCGTTCTGTCCTCTGCGGCCATCCTTGCCGTCACCCTAAGCCTGTTCTACGCTTCCATCGGCGTGGGGGCGGTTGGGGTGCTTCTGTTCCTTGTGGCTTTGGGAGCCTGATATGTTTGAAATCCTGAGTGGTGGCCTATTGGGCAGCATCTTTGGTGGCTTGTTCCGGCTCGCCCCGGAAGTCTTGAAGTTCATGGACAAGGGCAATGAGCGCAAGCACGAACTGTCGATGTTCACGCTTCAGACCGATCTGGAGAAGATGCGCGGCCAATTCAAGATGGAAGAGCGGTACGTTGACTACAGCGTCAACCAACTTGATGCCATCAAGGAAGCCTTTAAGGAGCAGGCCCAGACTGCCAAGGAAGCCGGATGGTTCGTAGCGGCAATCTCTGCCCTTGTCCGTCCCGGCATCACCTGGGCGCTATTCTTCATGTACGCCACGGTGAAGGCGGCTGCAATCTACATGGCGTTCCAGACTGGCGGGCACTGGTCTGAGGTGATGACCCGTGTCTGGGATGCAGACGACTTTGCCATGCTCAATATGTGCCTGACGTTCTGGTTCGTTGGCCGCAGCATCGAGAAATACCAGAAGTGACCACGGAAGCCATCCGTATTGCACGGGAGACGCTGTGCAAACCCTTCGAGGGTTACGCCAAGCGCCTGCCAAACGGTGACTGCAAAGCCTATCCCGATCCGGGTACGGGCGGGCATCCTTGGACGATTGGGTGGGGCAGCACCGGCCCCGAGGTGACGCCGGATACGGTGTGGACTGAACAGCAGGCCCAGGAATCGTTAGACAGCCACCTGTTGCACTTCTGTATGGGTGTGCTGCGGCTGTCCCCGATTCTTCTAAAACAACCCGCCAGACGCCTTGCCGCAATCATCAGTTTCGCGTATAACTGCGGGCTAGGAAACTACCGCATTTCCACGCTGAAAAAGCGGGTAGACGCTCAGGATTGGGCGGGTGCGTGCGAGGAAATCGTCAAGTGGAACAAGGCCGCAGGGCGTGTACTTAGGGGGTTAACCCTTAGACGTGAAGCCGAGGCGGCGCTGCTGAGATAACCATGCCACTCCAGAAAATCCTGTTCAAGCCCGGAGTCAACCGCGAGAACACGCGGTATACCACCGAGGGCGGATGGTACGAGTGCGACAAAGTTCGCTTCCGTCAAGGCAACCCCGAGGTCATCGGCGGATGGCAACGCATTTCCGCGAGCACGTTCCTTGGTGTTTGCCGTTCGCTGTGGAACTGGGTGACGCTGACTAGCCAAAACTTGATTGGGGTTGGCACCAACCTGAAGTTCTATATTGAGAACGGCGGAAACTACAACGACATCACGCCGCTGCGTACCACAACAACGCTTGGAGCAGACCCGTTTACAGGCGATGGGACAACCACGGTTACGGTAACCGCCCCATCTCATGGCGGTGTCACGGGCGACTTTGTTACCTTCAGCGGGGTGACGGGTACCTACGCTTCGCTCCTGAACGGCGAGTTCCAGATTACCCTCCTGACGGCCAACACCTACACCATCACGGTGGCTTCAGCTATTCCGGCGGGGACTACGGGCGGCTCTGCGGTGTCCGCCGCTTATCAGATCAACGTCGGTCCGTCTACGGTGGTACCGCTTACGGGTTGGGGTGCTGGCACTTGGGGCACTGGCCCTTGGAGCATTGGTACGCCGAGCACAACGCAGAGTGATCTGCGATTGTGGAGCCAAGCCAACTTCGGTGAAGACCTTATCTTCGGTCCGCGCAAGGGTAGCATTTACTACTGGGATGCAACGACTGGGTTGACCGTCCGTGGTGTGCTGCTGTCGTCTCTTTCCGGTGCGTCAGACGTGCCCACAATCCAGAACGGCATTTTCATCTCAGACATCAACCGCTTTGTGTTTGCGATGGGCTGCAATGACTACGGCAGCGCCGCGATTGACCCGATGCTTATCCGTTGGTCCGACCAAGAAGATGCCGTTAACTGGACGCCTTCGGCAACTAACCAAGCGGGGAGCCTGCGCCTGTCGCACGGTTCAGAGATTATTGCGGCGGTGCAGGCACGTCAGGAAATTGTTGTCTTCACCGACTCGTCCATTTACTCGCTCCAGTATCTAGATGCGCCGATCTTCTGGGGCGCGCAGCTTCTGGGGGACAACATCTCCATCGTCGGCCCCAAGGCCGCTGTAATTGCCTCGGGCGTGGTGTACTGGATGGGTGTAGACAAGTTCTACGCCTACGATGGCCGCGTGCAGACGCTCAACTGCGACCTGCGTCGGTACGTGTTCAGTGACTTCAACCAGTCGCAGTCGCAGCAGGTTTTTGCGGGCACCAACGAAGGCTTCAATGAAATTTGGTGGTTCTATTGCTCGGCCAATTCCAGCACCATCGACAAGTACGTCGTTTACAACTACGTCGAAAAGATTTGGTACTACGGCACCCTGGACCGTACGGCGTGGCTTGACTCTGGTTTGCGCGACTACCCGATGGCTGCGACCTACAATCAAAATCTCGTCAACCACGAGCAGGGTCTGGACAACAACGAGACAGGCGCCCCCACGGCCATCAACGCGTACATCGCTTCGTCTGAGTTTGACATCGGTGATGGCCACAACTTCGGGTTCGTGTGGCGGGTGTTGCCTGACCTGACGTTTGAAAACTCTACTGCCGGTTCGCCCACCGTTAACATGACGCTCTATGGGTTGTACAACTCGGGCTCAGGCAGCATCGACAGCGCGGGCCAGCCGGTGGTTAGGGGCTCGACGTACGTTATTACCGAGGAGTTCACCGGGCAGATTTACACCCGCGTGCGTGGGCGGCAGATGATCTTCAAGATCGACTCCAACCAGTTGGGCACCGCGTGGCAGCTTGGCGCTCCGCGTATTGACATCAGACCGGATGGGCGGCGATGACCTTCCTCATTGAAGATGCAACCGTACCCGCACCGCCTAACCTGCCTCTGGCCCCACGGGACTACGAGTCGCGTTATCACGAGCAGTTCAACAACGTTCTGCGGCTTTACTTCAACCGGCTTGACGCGCTACTGAGGCGGATCGTGGCTACCCAATCCCCCATTCCAATCTCCATTGGCGGCACCAACGTAGACGCCTTTGGGCGGCTGCGGGTCAGCAACCCGCTGACCTTGTTCGACTCATCCCACCGCTATGCGGACAACAACCTGTGGGTCAACAGCATAACCGGCACCGCAGCGGCAACGTTTAACGCCAATGAAGGTCTGATGGACCTGACGGTTGGCTCGGCCAGTGGCGACCAGATCATTCGGGAAACCATCAAAGTCTTTTCGTATCAGCCGGGTAAGAGCCTGTTGGTGATGAACACGTTTGTGTTTGGCACTGCCAAGGCCAACCTGCGCCAACGTGCGGGCTATTACGGTGCGGCCAACGGCATTTACTTTGAACGCGAAGGCTCAAACAACTACATGGTCGAGCGCAGCAGTGTTACCGGCAGTGTGGTCAACACCCGTGTGGCGCAGGCAGATTGGAACCAAGACCCACTGGACGGCACCGGCCCGTCTGGCCTGACGCTGGATTCTTCTAAGGCACAGATTCTGTACCTTGATATTGAGTGGCTTGGTCTTGGTACGGTCCGCACGGGCTTCATCATCAACGGGGCATTTGTCCCGTGCCACAACTTTGACCACGCCAATCTGGTCAATACCACCTACATCACCACCGCTTCTTTGCCGCTGCGGTACGAGATGGCCAATGTGGCGGCGACCACTGGGGCAAGCACGCTCAAACAGGTGTGCTCAACGGTGATTTCTGAGGGCGGGTATGAACTACGCGGGGCGCAGTTGTCCGCAGGTACCACCATCACAACCCCGAAAACACTGACCACTGCCGGTACGTTCTACCCCGTGGTGTCGATCCGTTTGAAAACGACCCGGCTAGACGCAATCGTCATTCTGACGGCTATATCTATTCTGGGCATCACCAACAACGCCAACTACAAGTGGGAGGTTGTGGCGTCTGGCACCACAACGGGCGGCACATGGGTCAGCGCAGGCACAAACTCCGCAGTTGAGTACAACATCACCGGCACGGCGTTCACCGTGGGCACCGGTCGGATTCTGGCAACGGGTTTCTTTCAGGGCTCCAATCAGGGTTCCAACAGCGTTGACATTTTG